AGCTAATGTGGTCGTTTGAAAAATTAAATGCGGTTCATCTTGAGTTGAGCAGTCGTTGTAATGCTGCTTGCCCAGGGTGTCCTCGTTATTTAAGAAACTCCCCCATTGTTGATCCAGATTTGCAACAAACAGATATTAGTATCGAGACATTTAAAGAATGGTTCTCTCCTACTACACTGTCTAAAATTAAAAATTGGATCATATGCGGAACACACGGTGATCCTATCACATGCAAAGATTTGGTAGAAATTTTACAGTACATCTGTGAACATAGCCCAGGACAGATACAGATTAATACAAACGGAGGCCTTCGAGGTGAGAAGTTTTTCACTGACTTAGGTAACATTTTAGCAGCAGCTACTGCTAAAGATGGTGTACAAAGAGAGGTTGTATTCTCTCTTGACGGATTAGAGGACACTAATCATCTATACAGACGTCAAGTGAAATGGGAAAAGGCATTTGCTAATTTAAAAGCATTTGCTTCAACAGGAGCTAATACAGCATGGGACTTTCTTCGTTTTGCACATAACACGCATCAAATAGAAGAAGCACGTTCCATTGCAACAAGTCTTGGTGTAGACTTTAGACTTAAAAATCCTTTTGGTGTAGACGGTATAGGTATGCCAGTGTACGACAAAAACTTTAAGTTGGACTATGTTATTAATCATTGGGAAGAAGGATACAAAGATCCTTATGAGCCGTACCCGTTAGGATACGAAGCACCATTACCAATATTAGAAGAAAGAAAAGGGTGCATTGATTGTAACTCGTTTAGAATGCACCAACCGCCACAACATGAAACACAAATGTGCGAGGTGTATATAGATCATTTAGGGCGTGTACAACCTTGTTGCTTTGTGGGTAATAAAATGTATGGTCCTGCTTATATAGAAGAAGCCACAGAGGTAAGATACGTTCAGCAAGCGATTGGAACTAGAAACAATTTGTATCACTATAGTTTACAAGAAGTGCTTGACAATGGAGCACTAGACATGTATAGTAACAGTTGGGAAAATAAAACAATCAACCAGTGCTGGATACAGTGTGGTAAAGAACAAGGTAATGATAGATTAATTGATAGTTTATTTGTTAGGGAAATAAAATGAGTAAGTATACGGTGAAAGTTGAACAAGATTCAGATACCGGGGAATTAATTTTACCTATCCCAGATAAATTGTTAGCAGAGATGGGCTGGAACGAAGGCGATGAGCTAATATGGGAAGAAGCCTTGATGTGTGAAGACGACGGTGAATATCCTGGCTACAGTTTGAGGAAAAATTATGGATAATCCAGCACTAGATAAACCTTACATTACATTGATTTGTAATCCGTATGAACACGAAACATCTGTCAATACACGAGTAACGATTGATGTAATGGAAAAAGATTTAAGTCGAGATAATATGATTAAAGTCCTAGAAGACTTTATGAAAGCAATAGGCTATCATTTCAATAAAGATGAACATTTAGGAATTGAATATGAGTGATGCAATTTTAGAAGGCTTTGGCTCTGCAGTAGAAGAGATTAAAGAAGAAGAGTTTAATGAAAAGCTCTCTAAAATTTCTCCTTTTGACTTTGTTAACAGCATTAACTTTACAAAACAGAATTTAATTATTGATGAGAGGACTGAGAACGAATACAATCCTTTTATCGTTAATCGTGGGTTAGGTTTTAATCCTGATACAGTAATTGCATCGAATGAAATGAACTCACGTCCACACCTAGATAAAAAAATGCAATATGATTTTTTACAGGCAGTGGTAAGAAAAGGCAAACGCTATGGTAAATGGCTAAAGAGTGAAGAAGAAAATTTAGAACTAATACAGAAGCAGTTTGGGTATAGTTTTAATAAAGCTAAAGAGGCTCTCCGTATTTTGACAGAAGAACAGTTGCAGGAGATCCGTGAGTATCAAGAAACATCTAAAGGTGGAAAGTTATAAATATCCTTGTCCATTGTTATGGAATATATTAATAAGGTAAATTGAATGATTGACAAAGATAATTTCTTTGGTATTAGCTTTCCTGGTTACGAGCCTCTAGAGGTACAGCTTAATACACCCGACGACTTTTTAAAGGTAAAGGAAACTTTATCTCGCATCGGTGTAGCTTCTAGAAAAGACAATGTTTTATATCAATCTTGTCATATTTTGCACAAGAAAGGTAGATACTTTATTACGCATTTTAAAGAACTTTTTGCACTTGATGGCAAACAGACTGACATGACTGATAACGACCTGCAACGAAGGAATACTATTGCAAGATTGCTTCAAGAATGGGGACTTATTAAAATACTTAAAGAAGAAGGATTAGAGTACGCTCCTTTAAGTCAAATTAAAATTATAGCGTTTAAAGATAAACATGATTGGAACCTCGTTCCTAAATATAATATTGGAAAGAAATACTAAAAATAAATGCTGATTAATATTCACCCCTTGATTTGTTTTCAAGACAGTGTCCTGTCTGCAAAAGAATGCGAACATATAATTGAATTAGCTGAGCCTCACATGACTCGTGCAACTGTCATGTCAGAAGAGAATGGTGGTTTACACGCATCGAGAACAGGTAACTATCATTTTATTAAGAAAGGTGAGGACACTATTGTAGACACTGTATACCGCAGAGTTTCAACACTTTGTGGCATGCCTATAGAATGGGGTGAGGCTATGCAGGTAATTAGTTACGACCAAACACAAGAGTATGCACCTCATTTTGATACTTTTGAACTTAAACACATGCCTGAACAAGAGGCGAGAGGCGGTCAACGAATATTAACAGCACTATGCTATTTGAACACACCAATGTCAGGAGGAGGAACAACCTTTCCTGAATTGAACAGAACTATTGATGCTAAACAAGGGCGCATGGTAGTATTCCAAAACACTTTTAATGGAGGAACTGTCAGACATCCTTGGTCCAAACACGGAGGAGATCCTGTTGGGATGGGCATTAAATGGGCGTGTAATATTTGGTTTAGAGAATCTACATTTAAATAGAAAAAACTGAGCTAACTATTATACATATTAATGAGGCGCCGAAAGGGCCTCAAAATCTAACCTTGCTAAATTTATAGGAGGAAAGCAAAATGGTAAGACGATATACTACAGCCACGATGGCTGATTTTCTAAACGATGTAGCACCTTTCACGGTAGGCTTTGATAAGGTACTAGATAATATTGCTAATGTTTCTGACATTGCACACAATTATCCCCCTTACAACATCGTAAAAAATGATGACGAATCATTCGTTATCGAACTTGCAGCAGCAGGTTTCCGTAAGGACGAGTTTAATATTCAGCACGTTCCACATAACGGAAACAAGCTAGTTGTACAGGGTGTTCAGGATCGCGGAGAAGATAAGCGTGATTTTGTACATAAAGGAATCGGCGCAAGAAACTTTACTAGATCATTTGCACTAACAGATGATGTAGTAGTTGACGGTGCTAAATTTGAAGACGGTATGCTTCTCATCTCACTCAAAAGAGTTATTCCAGAAGAGAAGAAAACAAAAGAAATTAAAGTTAAATAATTAGGAGTAAAACATGGCCGACGTGCGTATTTTAAAATTGGTATCAGGTGAAGATATTATTGGAGACATCAAAGAGATTGATGTTGAAGGCAAAGAGTTTATCCTAGTTAATAAACCTATGTTGGTGGTTATGATGCCAAAGCAGGAAAACCCTAACGAATATGCCGTCGGCCTTGTTCCGTATGCACCGTTTGCGGAAGGGAACCAAGTACCTATTATGCCGCAACACATTGTTTCAATTTACAGCCCAGAAGCAGGTCTAAGAAACGAATACAGTACTAGATTTGGTTCTGGATTAGTTGTACCTGATAATAAAATAGACACTAAAAAATTACTCAAAGGATAATAATGTACGAGTATCGTTGTAACATTGTTAGAGTAGTAGATGGAGATACAGTAGATGTGGATATCGACTTGGGCTTCGGTATATGGATCCGCAATGAGCGCGTTCGTCTCTATGGTATCGACACACCGGAAAGTAGAACCCGTAATAAAGTCGAAAAGAAATACGGATTGTACGCAAAGGAATTCCTCAAATCTATTCTTGGAAAACAATCCGTGCTACGAACTAAAAAAGACGAAGCAGGGAAATACGGTAGAATACTCGGAGAGTTTATCGTTTACGACTCGAAAGAGGATAGATCTCTTAGTGTAAAAGACATTATGATCCGAGAACATATTGGTGTACCTTACTTTGGGCAATCCAAAGAAGAAATTGCAGAAGCACATTTAAGAAATTACGAACTATTAGGCGACATTTAACAAAATAGTTCTTGACATTCACTCCACAAGAGTGTATAATATGGTTCTAACTTGAGGTGGAGTCTACATGAACTTTTATACTTACGCTAAGCACTACGGCAACAAAATACATGTTCGTGGTGTTAAAAATGGTAAGCGTTTTATAGCAAGACACGACTTTAGTCCTACTTTGTATGTAAAGTCGGACAAACCCTCCCCCTTTAAAAGCATGTTTGGAGAAAAGATTTCTCCTATACTATTTGATACTAACAAAGAAGCATCCGAGTTTGTAGATCGCTATAAAGAAGTTTCTAACTTTCCTATTTTTGGACAAACCCAATGGGGGTATCAATATCTAACTGAAAGGTATCCAGGTACTGTTGAATGGAATGCTGAAAACATTGCCATTTATTCTATAGATATCGAAACAAGTTCTGAGAATGGCTTTCCCCAAGTAGACAATCCTATTGAAGAAGTTCTACTGATTACCTTACAAAACAATTTTACAAAAGACATTACTACATTTGGTGTAGGTTCATTTACACCTACTGCACACACCAAACATTTAAACGTAGAATATATTCAGTGTGATACTGAACGTGCTTTGTTGTTTAAGTTTATGGATTGGTGGAAACAAAACTGTCCTGATGTTATAACAGGTTGGAACTCCTCTCTGTTTGACATTCCTTATCTTGTTGCTCGTACTGATAGACTTTTGGGAGACGATCATAAAAAGATGTACTCTCCTTTTGGTTTGGTTTCTCGTCGTGTAATTAACATGCAAGGCAGAGAACAAACCACATACGACATTCAAGGTGTTGCACAGTTAGACTATTTGGACTTGTATAAGAAGTTTACATACACTGCACAAGAGTCCTACAAACTAGATTATATTGCTGAGGTAGAACTAGGACACAAAAAACTAGACAATCCCTTTGACACTTTTAAAGAGTTTTACGACAACGACTGGAACTTGTTTGTTGAGTATAACATTATTGACACCGTCCTTGTTGATGAACTAGAGGACAAGATGAAGTTGATTGAACTTTGTCTAACTATGGCATACGATGCTAAGTGTAATTATCAAGATGTTTTTTCTTCTGTTAGGACTTGGGATTGTTTGTTGTACAATCATTTGATTGATCAAAATGTTGTAATACACCAGCGCCCGGAACGTCCAGCAAGAACTATTGCTGGTGCTTTTGTACAAGAGCCTATTGCAGGACAATACGAGTGGGTTGCATCTTTTGACGCTACCTCACTTTATCCTTCTATTATTATGCAGTACAATATGTCTCCTGAAACTCTTGTGCCAGGTAATACTTATGATGTAACTGTTGATAGTTTGTTAGATGGAAAAAACGATCTATCTGATTTGAAGAAAGATGACTATGCAATGACTGCGAATGGTTATTGTTTTACCCGAACACGAATGGGTTACTTTCCTGAAATTGTTAGTAAGTTTTTTGATGACAGACAAAAGTATAAGCGTCTAATGATTGACGCTCAGAACAAATATGAGGAAACTGGAGACAAGAAGTATCAGAAGGATATATCTAAATTTAATAACTTCCAGATGGCTCGTAAGATTCAACTAAACAGTTTATATGGTGCAATGGCTAACGAATACTTTCGTTATTATGACGATCGAATTGCAGAAGGCATTACCCTGACTGGACAATATATTATTAGGCAAACTGCTACTGCACTTGATAAGTTTATAAACAAGGTGTGTGATACTGAAAATAAAATGTACAGTTTTTATTCTGACACAGACTCATGTTAC